ACTTAACTTCCTTTGCTGTTCTTACATCTATCTCTAGGCACTCAATAGTCTCTACTACTTCCTTGTATAAATCCTTACCGAAGTTAACGAACTCTAGTTTTACTGGGAAAGATTTATTCTTAACTGCCTGTTGGAGATCATCCAAAGTCACACTTAAGTCTTCCACGTTATTACAATCTTCCAGACCACTCTCTTCATAATCTTCTATTTCACTTTCTATCTGTGAAATAATTCTCTCAGCATCATCTGAGTTAGATATTATACCTTCATAAAGTTCTTTATAATTTCTCATGTTTTAGTTTCCCTTTTTTTATGTTGCTATCCTAGACCCATAGGGTTTCGGAGAGGGAGCAACCCTCTCCATCATCAGTAGGAAGTTAGTCTGTTAACCATATCGCATCCAAGGTTAGGCAACCTCTATGCGTTCCGATATGAACCTGAACAAGTCTATCTAGATAATTAGTTATCTGATAGGCAACAGCAGTATTTGCCTGAGTTCTGAACCTATAACCATCGCACTGCAATAAGAATTGAGGGTTACCATTCAGAGAGTTCTTCATTCTCTTAATGAATTTTAAAGTTCCGATATGTGAAGTAACGTTTTTCATGTTTTAGTTTCCCTTTTTGTTAACACTAAAAAGATACCTGAACCATTCAGGCATCATCTTAAAGTTAACAGGGGCATATTGAATGCCCCTATTGTTTAATTTGAAAGTTTGCGTTTCTGCATCTCTGCGAAACTATGATCCTCACATTTTCCCAACGCATTCGCTATATAAGGCGTTTAAGTTTGCGATCCTACTTGCCTGATCATGCTCCTAGGAGCAGAGGGTTTACACCAACCTCGGTTGTCGTGGTGCTTGTCGTCAGGCGTTTCGATCCACTTGGGAAAAATCAAACTAGTTACGAATCGGCTACAGGTATTTACTTAGCAGTTAATTACACTTTGTACAATATAATATTAAACTATGTTCTACATAGTATATTAACGACATACACCAATAGTTTTTTAGGTCTTATATAAAGAGACGATTAAGACAGGGAAAAACTTGCATTGGATATTAAAAAAAATTGATTAATTACAGGGAATATCTGAAACACCAATAAAATATACTATGTTGTACATAATACCCTCTCAGTGCCAATTTAAGAGCCATACAGAGGTCATTAAGGTCTTCAGGTATAAAAGATCAAAGGGTTCATCAATGGCGATTTTCTTGCTATATAGTGGTCAGGTTTCATCAAAATACTAGATATTGTAGGAGCTACTCGATATAGTATGTCAGGTATAGTCAGATACTATATGTAGTGTTTGGATAAAAAATAGGTGAAAAAATGGATAAATCAGGCAGTAAATCAAATAAGCCTAAATTAATGGTAGTGAAACCAGAAAATAATCTAACAGCAAAACAGGAGCGATTTGCTCAGTTAGTAGCAGAAGGATCAATGTCTTATAGTCAGGCATATAGAGAGTCAGGATATAGCGTTGAGAATATGAAACCAAAAAGCGTTAACGAATTGGCAAGTAGGCTTGTGGTCAAGGTTAGATCAAGGATAGATGCAATAAGAGATAAAAACATAGGTCTAGCTGAGGGAAAGAAGGAGACACTAAAAACCTACATAGAAAATAAGTTGATGGAGATTGTAGAAAATTCAGAAGTAGACTCAGCAAAAGTGAGTTCATTAGCATTACTTGGAAGGTCTATTGCTATGTTCAGCGATAAGATTATTGAGGAAACAGCAGATGAATCCCTGTATGACCTTGAAAAAAAGCTAAAAGAGAAATTGGAGAATTTAAAAGTTATTTAAAAACAATGACTTACAGCGATTAGGCGCATAATGTGTATTATGTTATTTTTTTTTAGACCTATATTTGCCTATTAATGCCTGTTTGATCATTTCTGGAAAATAGAAAATTCTGCTTACCCCACCTACCCACCACCCCCCAACTTCTCATCAGGGGAGCTATTTACTTGTATATAGTAATCTGCACAAACAATTAGCTATAAAATGCCAAATGCTATTTTGATGTTAATAAAGCGTCTATTTTATTTTCTAATCTGGATAGGTGTTCAAAGATTCGGTTGATATCATCTCTATGCTCAACCTTGTTCATATATTGCTCTCTGGTTTTATTCAGGAGAATATCGATTCGTTTAATTTCGTCACGTTGAGTTTTGATATACCACGCTAGAGGTGCGATAACGAGAGTAATTACTAAGTTCCACATGAGGAATGGTTCTATAACCATAATGTTCTCCTACTATGTAAATGGTATACCGTGGTTATTTATTATGGTATACCATGTTACATATTATTGTCATAATATGTTTGGTATATCTTGGTATTTGGTATACCATGATATAGGGTATACCATGTATGTAAAGGGTTAAAATTTGACAGACAAGAAGAAATCCAAAAAAAAGTATAGTAAGGTTGACTATAAGAAGTACCACTCTTCTACGAAGATGAAGCAAGAACGAGCTTTACGGAATAAGAACCGTAGGGAGGCTATACGTCAAGGCAGGGTACGCAAGGGTGATGGAACTCACATTGATCATAAAGATGGCAACCCAAGAAATAATATGAAAAAAAACCTTCGTGTAGTTTCGGCAAAGAGAAATCGAAAGAAGCAGTAATGGAGTTATCCCAATTTAAGGATAAGATTGATCTTCTTCCTATTGAGCAGAAGAAGGAGATGCTTGAGTTACTAGAGAAGTATGAGGAGGCGAAGGGCAGGGAGAGTGCCAAGACGGATTTCTTATCTTTTGTAAGACTTATGTGGACGAGTTTTATAGGTGGACCTCATCATAAGATTATGGCTGAGGCATTTGAGAAAGTTGCTAGGGGTGATTTAAAGAGACTGGTTATTAACATGCCCCCACGCCACACCAAGTCGGAGTTTGCGTCTTACTTATTTCCTGCGTGGTTTCTTGGACAATATCCAGATAAGAAGATTATTCAGACGGCACATACGGCTGAGTTGGCTGTTGGCTTTGGCAGGAAGGTCAGGAATTTAATTCAGAGTGAAGACTATCAAAAAGTTTTTAAGGGCATTTCTTTGTCTGCTGACAGTAAGGCTGCAGGAAGATGGAGTACCAACAAGAGAGGTGATTACTTTGCTATTGGTGTTGGTGGTGCTGTAACAGGTAAGGGTGCTGATGTTTTAGTGATTGATGACCCCCACTCGGAGCAGGAGGCACAGTTGGGTCAATACAACCCAGAGGTCTACGATAAGGTTTATGAGTGGTATACATCAGGTCCGAGACAGAGACTACAGCCTGGTGGTGCGATTATTCTTGTTATGACACGATGGTCAAAAAGGGATTTAACAGGACAGATATTAAAGAGTATGTCGGACAGGGCAGGGATTGATGAGTGGGAAGTTATAGAGCTACCTGCGATTATGCCTTCAGGAAAACCTTTATGGGGAGAGTTTTGGAAGTTAGAGGAACTTGAGAGTTTAAAAGCTGAATTGCCTGTTTCAAAATGGAACGCTCAGTATCAGCAAGACCCCACCTCCGAGGAAGGGGCATTAATAAAACGAGAGTGGTGGAAATTATGGGATAGTACAGAACCACCCCCCTGTGAGGCTATAATACAATCGTGGGATACAGCGTTTTTAAAGACTGAACGTAGTGACTACAGTGCCTGTACTACATGGGGTGTGTTTTACCACCCTGATGATTCCACTGGCATTAACAAGACAAATTTAATTTTACTTGATTCTTTTAAGGCAAAACTTGAGTTTCCTGAACTTAAAAGAGCTGCCTACGACAAGTATATGGAATTTGAGCCAGATCAGATGATTGTTGAGGCAAAGGCATCAGGTGCGCCTTTAATGTTTGAGCTTCGTGCTATGGGCATACCTGTCACGGAGTTTACGCCTACAAGAGGAAACGACAAGATAGCCAGAGTAAATGCCGTAACGGATTTGTTTTCCAGTGGAAGTGTTTGGCATCCACCCACACGGTGGGCAGAAGAAGTTATAGAGGAGTGTGCCTCTTTTCCTTCTGGTGATCATGATGACTTAGTTGACAGCACCACACAGGCTCTGTTAAGATTTCGTCAAGGTGGATGGGTCAGAGCAGAAAGCGATGACTGGGATGACGAACCAAAATATAGAAGACCAGTCGAATATTATTAGGAGATATATTATGGCAAAAGAAAAAAGCGTTATAAACACAAAAGCGTTAAAAAAGTTTCTAGCTGAAGGAGGTATTGAGAAACTCTACGAAACTAAAGGAAAAGGTAGAGGTGAAACTGTAACTATAGGAGATAGAAATTTCGTAGATAAGTTCGATAAGTTTATGAAAGAAGGTAAAAAAGCAGGTGGTAAAGTTATGAAGATGCGTGGTGGTGGACTAGCTACTCAAGGAACTAAATTCAGTATAAGGTAGATTATGTCAGGAAGAGAAAGATGGACAAAGCCGTTATCTGATGCAGCTAAAGTGATTCGTGCTATAAAATTGGATTTAGACAAAAAAAGATTTTTTAAGGGGTTAGATGCTGAAATTAAGGAAAAAGGTCGTCAAAAGGGTTATGGCAAAAAAAAAGGTGGCGTGGTTAAAATGCGTGGTGGTGGTTTAGCCAGAGGTGGTTCAGCTAGTCTATCAGGGTATAAGGTGAGGTAAATGATGGAAAATGAATGGGTATCAATTCTAATAAGAAAATTTAAAGGTAAATAAATGCCCAAAGTAGGAAAAAAACATTTTAGTTATTCAAAAAAGGGCAAGGAAGAAGCTAGAAAGTATGCCAAGAAGGTTGGCAAGAAAGTAAAAAAGAAAAAAAAATAAAGATTTAGCATAAGGTAAGTTATGGCAGTTGATAAAAGACTAGAACCTTTTGAGGTTGATATAGAAGCTA